CCATAGTGTTCCACAAATTGATTGATGAAATCATCTGTCATTCGATTGCAAGCCAAGTCTTTCGTTTATCGGCACTACCGCTTCCCTTTGAGTATAGCATATCAACAATCTCAAAGTCAATAGGAGATTCTACCTTAATTTGAATCAACCGTGTTTCAATTTCTTCAAAATACATCCTAAAGTCTGCTGCGGTTGATGACCCCAGACCTTTTAGGTATCGAGTCTTGAATGGTTTTGTTTGTTTTTTCTGCCAACTTTCAAAGTCACTAAGTGAATCGAAGTAATGTTCAGACTTTCCCTGAATAGCTTTCATGATTGGGGTCTTGAAGTAGTAAATACGCCCCATTTCAAACAGTTCGGGCCAGAATTTACGGAACATTGCGAAAAGTAATCCAGATATGCTTGAACCATCTTGATCGGCATCTGTCACCATGACAATTTTACCGAACCTCATTTCAGATGGGACAACTGGTTTTCCAATCTGAAGTCCCATGATTGCCATAAGTTCAGTCAATTCTTTGTTTGCCATGATTTCACTCTTGTCTGCGGCCAATGCATTCATTGGTTTTCCTTTGAGTGGGTAACAACCAATATATTTCGTTCTTGCAGACAAGATTGAGTTTGCTGCAGAGTCCCCCTCACATATCATCAAGTGACAATTTGCTCGGTCAACTTTTTCTGCTGCATCTGTGAATTTGACGATATGACGGAGATTAGCTTTCTCAATATCTTTGTTCTTCTTTCGCAGTTCTGCTGCCTCTGCAGCTTCTTGTTTACGAACCAATGCAGACACAATTGGTTCAATGATGTCAGGAGTGTCCAATACCTTTTTTGCCAACTTCTCGAAGTCGATTCCACTGAATAGTCCAGAAACCTCTGACTGAGGATTGGTAATCCTTTCTTTTGTCTGTGAGTCAAACTTCAAATTCGTTGCACCAGTGATCCAGCTTGCAAACAGCAGATGTTGTCGAATCTGATTTGGCATCACATCAAATTTATACTTCTTCTTGATTGCTGTCCGAATATGTTGAGTGAGCATGTTCATTGCATATTCAACATGACTACCACCATTCTTGGCATGAATACCATTGATATATGACAAACATCTAAATTCCTCATCGAGTCCAGATGGAGCCAACACCAATGAGACGTTATCTGATTTGTCAATCACGTAGTTGTCAGAAAAATTGACTGCAATTTCTTTGAGAGACTTGAATTTCAGCGTTTCACCATTGAATGAAAACTTAATCGCTGGATAAATGATAGCAAGGTTTGTAAGCCTGTCTTTGATAATTTCGATGTGATGTTCGTCAATTTCAGTGACGCCAAATCGAGCCAAGTCTGGATAGAAAGTAACGCTGGTTCCATTCTTGGTTCCCTTTCCAAGAGCATATTCAATGTGTTCCATATTGGAACGAGAAGTCACTGTCATGGAACGCTTTCCATCACAAGTCGTTCCAATGAACATAGTTGAAAAAATGTTCACCAATGCAGAACCAATACCGTTTGTTCCAATCGTATCTCGTTTGGTATCGTCACCAAAATTTGCACCAGCACGAAGTCTTGTCCATGCCTTGACTGGAATCCACGAATCGCCATGTTCTTGGACGGGAATGCCTCTACCGTTGTCTGTTACAGTGACAAATGAGCCATCAATATCAACACCGATGGAAACATCAATCTTTGTTGAATACTCACCCTTTGTGCGAATATGTTCATCAATGGAGTTGTCTAAAATCTCACTGAATAGCTTGATTAGTCCGGGGACATATCGAATTGCTTGGTGTTTGAAGTTGATGATGCCTTGGTGTTCTTCGGTAGTCGTGCTACCAATATACATTCCCGGCTTTGCCAAGCAGTGGCTCCTGTCATCAAGTTCTTTAAATGTAACTTGTTCTGCCAATTTAGAATCCTCGTTATCGGTTTACAAATATGGATGATAGCACATCCATAGAGAAAAATTCCCTGACTGTTGCCAATCAGGGAATTTTATTTATCAGTCGTTCAGAAGAGACTTGAAGTAACTCAAATCATCATCGTCTCCATCATCAGCAACTGCTTTCTTTTTGACTGGTTCGATTTTGCGAGGGGCAGATTCAGTCTTTGTCTCGAATGGAGGATCATCGTCATCAATGGAGGTATTGCGAGATGCTGCTGGTTGAACAGAACTACCACTCATGACCTTTTCAAATTCTGCTTTGAGAACATCATAAGCCTTGAACCTACCGGGATCGGTAAACTCACTCAGGCGATGGCAACCATCAATTGCTGCTTGTTGCTTTTCTTCGTCACCACCAAACAGTTCGGCAACAGAGTCAAACTCAGAACTGTCGTAGTTGGTATAACCAGCAACTTTCTTCATGCGAAGTTTGAAGTTCGCACCTTCCCAAATGTCATACACCAAAACCGGCTTATCATCATCAAACTCTGGCTTTGCTTTAGCAACAATCATATCATGAATTTTCTTGCCATAACGGAACAAAAATGTCTTACCATTATTGTCTGGGTTTGCTGGGTCTTTCAGAACCACGATGTTGGAAATGTATTGAGTGCGGCGTTTACGCTTGCGAACCTCTTCTTGGATAGAAGGATCGTTGGTTGCCCAATCAGCGGCATTGCGGTCACTTACGGGGTCAGGCAAGCCGATAGTGCTTGGAGACTCATTGATATACCACTTACCAGTTGTGCCCTTAAACCCAAAGGAATAAGTTTTAACCCAAGGCAAGTCGTCACCTTTTACGGGAGGAAGAAAGTGAATAACAGCAGAGCCATTACCTTCTTTATCGGGAGTCATTGACCAAAACCGAGTATCTTCTTTTCGATTATTTCCACCACCATCAATGTCTTTGGTGATTTTATCAAAAATGGAGGCACGGGATTTGCGGAGTTCGGACAGAGTTGTCATATTCATCTTTCAATTTATAGTTGCTGAAGAAGTCGTCGATTTGGCTTGAATGCTTGAGAGCTAAAGTGCCTTGCTTGACGAAACGGTTTGCTTTGTTCATGCGAACAACATACTTAGGTGCATCAAAACCGTCAATCATGGAAAAAATTGGCGTATGCCGGTTAATCATAATGACAGTCTCATACTGAATATGCCGTGATAACACTGCTGAAATGAACCTCTTTTGAAGGAACCCTTCCAGTGATTTGGCTTTTCCTGAATCAATCAAGGAGCCAATCCACGACAAATCTCTATCCAAAACATGATCAAACGACTGTTTAACCATGTTCCAGTGAGAATAGTTCTCCAACCCTTCTTCTGGGTCAGAATAGAGGAAATCTTTGAATCCATACAGCATGTTTGCTGCTGTCAATTCAATGATTTCTCGTTCGGTTTTAAGAGCCTTGATGAAAGGCAGAATGCGATTGAAATCGCGGCGGGATGATTCTGTTGGAGACCAACTCAGTTTTCCATTTGATTGGAAAACGTCATAGTTGGTAATGAAATGAAGACGAGTTGTGATGTAAAGACGAAACGCTTTTTCAGGTGTCACTTCGGTTCAAGAAAGTTTTTTGTGGTTGAGCAGTTTCTTCAAACGTAAATGTTCGACCATTACGAAGCATGGAATGAAACTCTCCCACTCGATTTGGCTTAAATGTTCCAACTGGATGAGTTTTTCCCTTTCCGGGGAATGCATTCTCATTGGTTCCAATCAGAACGGCTTCTTCTCTGTCATGTGGTTTGTGGAGAATTGAGTCTTGATCGTATTTTTCTCCATGTTTCAATAGAAAATCTTTGAGCTTACCGCCATCATCTGAGTCGGAACCAATGACGACAAATGCTTTTTCATTGACAGGAGTTTCGTGATCGGTTCCCTTGTGTTCAATGTATTTCCCGTTTACAGGAACGTAACCGAATCCATGAGCACGAATTTCCCCACGAAGTTTTTCATATCGCTCAACATTTTCTTCGTCAGGCAAGTTTTGACGACTTGCCGTTAGAATACCAACCTCACGATTTTTGGTATGACTCAGGAGCCGGGAAAGGTTACTCTCATTGAGAATATCTTCTGCAATTTCAATTAAAGATTTTGTCATTTTATTCAATACAAGCTGTGTTATATGCAATTGGGGTGGTGCGAGACATTGAGTATTCTGTCTTGGCTTCTTGGTAAATTTTCTGTTTCAATGTTATTGAAATCAGTGTTGCCAAATCTTCATACTCGCAACCATGAACGTCTGCATACTGACAGATGATCTGAAGGTATGACAATTCTGGGTGAGCAATCTTAGACTCCTCTACCCAGATTGAGAATTTAGACGATGAGGCAGCGTGGAGGGCTAAATTCGGCATTTCGACTATTTGGGTCATCTTTTCGGGTTACCTTGTTGGATGGATGAAGTAGCCATCGGTCACCAAGATTTGCGATTGCCTTTTGAAGGCGCTCTTGATTGCGCTTCACGAGTTCATCAATTTCTTGGTCACTGATTGCTGGTTTGATGTATTTGGACATGATGGTATTGTATCAAAAGTTTGGTTGAATGTCAAGCTAAAATCAATGAATTCCATACAGACGAAGAACGGGGAGCCATCCAAGAATGAAAAAAGAAACATATGAGGACGCCATCCAACAGACATAACGAGCCCGATATTTACCAATCAGAGATGGTGGTTTCAGAGCAATCAAAAACACGTGAACAACCGCTACAACAACGAACGCATAGTTAAACAGTTCGTCCTTTGTCATCAACGGATATTTATTGGAAAGCCAAGAATTGATGCCATATCCATGAAAAAAGGCCATCATCATGGTGATGAAAAATATCACCAAAAAGAAATTGTCCTTTGAACGATTGACACCAAACTTTACGACATTATGTAAGTTTTCTTCCAATGTTTTTGGGTTCTGTGTCAATCGAGTTTTGAATGTTAACCCCATTCGCATTTCAACTGTCCATATGATAACGTATATCGTGGCATAGATCAAAAATGCTTTGGAGTGTTCAGTGAAGAGTAGGTCAGAGTAGTTCATGGCCTGAATTGTATCACGATTTTTACGTGATAGTCAACAGCGCAAAATCATTTTTCTTCTCTACCCTGATTGAACGGTCAAAAACTTCTGGAACAACGTCTTTGTGTGACACCACAAAAACATGGATTCCTGTCCCGATGCTCTCCAAGATGTTCATGAAAACGTCAATAGCATCGGCATCTAAACTCTTGTCAAGGGTTTCATCAAAAATCAGTATGTTTGTGACTGCTGAATTTTTCTGAAGAGCAATTTCACGCCATGCAAACAGGATAGCCAAGTCAATTCTTTGTTTCTCTCCCTCCGAGAAAGAATTGTATGAAAAACTGTCTCTGTTTCTTGACTTGATGGTTTCATTGAACTCGCTATCAAGTTCAAAATTCACAAACAAATCAAAGAGTTGAAGAAAATGGTTGATCTTTTGGTTCATGAGTGGAATGAACTCCTGAACGATCATTGCTTTGACTCCAGAGTCCTTACAAAATTGACTGTCGAGCAACCAAGGCGCTCTTTGATTCAACCAGTTCCTCCATTGTCGATAATGCTTCAGTAACATTCTGTTTGACTTTGATTTCAGTGTCGCTCACGTCCTTTAAAACCAGTCCAGAAAGCTGTTCAGTCAGCGTTTTTATCTTCCAATCTGTCTCATTGACCTTTACCAAAGAATCTTCCAATTCTTTCAGGACAGTTTGAAGTTCTGTTTGTTTTTGTTGTAAATTTACAACAATTTCATTCATTTCGTTTCGTTTAGATTCCAACTCAGAAATTTTCTGATTTGACTTGGCATCAATCTCCAATCTTACCTTTTCATCAATGACTTGCTCACAAGTCGGGCACTTCTCCTGATGGTAAAATTCTTTTGTGTCGATCAGGGTTTGAATTTCAGTTGAAATTTTAACCAAAGCATTACTGGCCGATGAACTTGCCTTTGTCAATGCTTCGTTCTTTGCTTTTGTTTTTGATAGCTGTTCTGAAGGCTCTGTAACACTTGAACGAAAATCGTTCAGAGTTTTTAGTTTATCAAGAACATCTTGTCTCTGTCTCTCTATATCACTGGCTTGCTTCTGCTTTTCTTCTTGAATAGAATCAAGAACTTCTTTTGATTTTTTCAAACCATCTTTAACTACAGCAACCTTGATGTCAATATCAGAAATATCTTTTTTGGTTGTTGCAATCCTCTCTCGAACAACCCTTGCGGCCTCAGTAAAGATTTTGATTGGAAGCATTGTCTCCACAACTTCTCGTCGCTGTGGAGTCGATAATCGCATGAAAGGAATGTAGTTTGCCGAACCAATAACAACAACCTGTTTAAACGTCATGAAGTTCATGCCAAGAATCCCATCAAGATATTCCTGATACGATCCTCGGACAGCTTCCTCTTCAATTGGAATCCCGTTCTTCTCAATCAAAAACACCGAAGGTTTCTGTCCACGAGTAACGGTATATGTGTCACCATCACGAGTGAACGCTCCCCTAACGACCATGCCCTTACCATTGATACTGTTAATCAGTTGACCGAGCTTAATGTCTCGATATGGTTTACCAAAAAATACATAGCACATTGAATCAAGAAGGATGCTGGATTTTCCTGCTCCATTCTTTCCTGTAATGATTGTATTTCGGTGAGTATTCAGTGTCAGTTTGGTCGGGGCGTTCCCATAGTTCATGAAGTTTTTAACTTCAATCCACTCAAACAAAATCATAATTTCCTAACTGGTCAAAAATGTCCGACATTTCTTTCAATACAGCATCTCCATCTTGGATTCCATTGGATTTGATGTATGACGATACATAGTCGATTTGCGTTCTCGGAACAACGGAGTCGATGGCGGTTTCAGTAACCACATCTTCATTCGTCTCCAACACCTTAATATCTTCAATTGGGGAAAATCCCATCATTCTCTCTCGATACTCCCCAAATTCTTTGGTCTTGGCACTGGAAGAATCAACTCGAATTCGATGGATGCCTCCATGAATGTCGTCTTTGGTAAATTCTTGTGGATAATCCCACACATGAAACATGGACTTGTTATTTTTCACCCTTTCCATGTTTTTACCATCAAATACCCAAAATCCCTTGGGGTCTTTATAGTCAACCCACGTCAACTCATATGGAGTGCCGGTGTAGTGAACATTGTCTCGAATAGAATGTGTGTGATAGTGTCCAGAAATGACTTTATCAAATCTACCATAGTCGGTGTGGACGTGACCTGCGGTTGATAGTGTCCCGCGATGATATTCAAATCCCAAGAACTCAAAATGTCCAACCGCAACCGAAGCCTTGCTATTTTTCAATAGTTCCTCGGTTTCTTTCTGAGTCTCACGACAAATCCAAGGAAAGCAAGCAAAATCAATTCCACCAAAGTTCACATCCTGTGGTGATGTAATGATGTTAAATTTAGGGTTGTTGTATGGAACAAGAACCTCTGAAACAGTGTTCAAAGAAGTCTTGTCACGATAATAACAGTCGTGATTGCCGATAATAACCAAGAGTTCGATTTTACGTCGAACCAACTCGTTCAGAAATCTTTCTTTAATGAAGTTGCTGGCAAATGTTGTTAGGTGCGATGGCACATCAAACATGTCTCCGACTTGAAGAATATGTTTGATTCCACGATCCTCCATGAAATCAAACATATTGTCAATAGATTTTCCAAAATAGTCATGAAAAGCTGGTGATGACTTGCGAGCACCAATATGCATGTCTCCAAGAACCACAACCATAATCAATCCTCAATGGAAGCAGTGCTGGACTTGCGTTGGTCAGAAAGTTCTTTGGCTCGCAGTTTGGTTTTCTCTTTTTTTGCAGCAAGTTTTTCTTCAAACTCATCAACGTCGAAATATGGAATGAAGTCGTTTGATGTTGGGTCAATTTCTCCATCATTACCAATCTCGTCATCCATGGATTCCAGTGGATTGGTGATATACATTTTTGCCTTGACGTATGACTCTCGCTTTTCGTTCCAAATCATGTCAATGAAAACCCTGAAGCATACCCGACTGAAGTATGAGAATGCATATGGACTCAGGTTGGCATCATATTTTAGAACTTTCTCGCAACAAGTAACGTATGCCTCGGAAACCATATCGTCACGAAAAGAATATCGAGCGAAGTTGTATTTCGAGGCATACTGTGTTGCAATCAGCATGAAACAGTCTGCAATGAATTTAGGGATGTCTGGTTGAGGGTTCCCTTTATCCATTTCACCCAAGGCAAAGTCACGGTAGGTGCGGAGAGCATTGGAGAAATCTTGATTGTTGACGTAATTCATTGTTGGTTATGGTAAAGTTGAACATAGACTGTATTATAGCAAAAACACATAACCAAGTCAAGCGTTTAGTTCAAATCTATCCGACTTGCCTTAACTGAATACTTCCCACCACAAGTGACGCTGGCATTTTTTGAAACGTATGTGTCAAAATTTCCCTCTACATTCATGTTGGCATTTCCGCCAACAAGAACTTCTGCATTTCCATCAACTTGTATTTTTGTGTTTCCTTGAACAACGATAGTCAAGTTTCCCATAACGCTTGTATCTGAGTCTTGAGCAACATGCGTTCGTTGGTTTCCCTCAATGATGGCGTTTGTGTCATATGCGGAAATCTGATTGATGTCCTTTTTTGACTTCACAACAAATGTGCCATTTGGATGAACTTCAATGAATGAACCTGATGCATGATAAACGTGCAATCTCTCATATCCCGGAGTGTCATCGAGTTCAACAACATGTCCAGAAATGGTTTCCGTTACCTTATTGAATGGATACTTCGTGTTGTATTGTGTTTGTGGTTCAGATATTGTTGCCTTACCAGCACTTTTTCCTGTTGTTAGAGACCTACGCTTCTTTTCAATGGCTGTATCACTAATGATACCACGAGCAAGTCTGGATACATCAACTTCATTATGCCTTCGTGGGAACTCTCCGTTCGGATCAACGAACCCTCTGATTGGGTTATTTGCCGAAGGAGCAACAGAAATTTTCTTCTCAGTTACAATCTGCTTCGTGTCCTCTTTGAACTCAACCTTTTTCTCCTCTTTCAGCACAACTGGTTGACAAACTCCATTTTCATAGGTTCTTGTAATGGCAATAAGTTGTGTTTTTTCTTCGTTGAATCTACGAATCAACCCCGGCCAGAGTTTTGGCGAAGATTTGAAATTAACTTCAACATTTTGTATACGATAGTCGTACAAAATTTCAATGACTTTTGAATCACAAACATTTGGTTCTGGGTTACCAACAGCACTCTTTATGATTGATGCTGCTCCTCCCGGACCATGTTGAACTGACATTGACCAAATTGCTTCATGGATAGCTTTTTTCCTGTTTGTTATGCTTGGAGGAAGTTTGTCTACACAAACCTGATAGTATTGTCGTTCAATGTATTTGTGTTGGTCAGCAAGAAAATCAACCCTATTTGAACTCCCTAAACTTCTCCACATTGAATCGAATGCTTGAGTTGCTGGAGACAGCCCGCCAAATTTATCAGAATAAACTGATGCTTTAAGATACTGATTGACTGGAGAATTTATGATCTGTGCTTTTTTAACACTGTCTCTTGTTGGGGTATCTGGTCCCTTCAGGTATGAAGCAAACTGATATGCTCCATATGAAGCTCCACCCAAGTCAGCACCGTTTGAATATGCATTAACTGTTCCTGGGTTTCCATTGGATTCATGTTTTGCCGAAACCGAACCAAGTTTTGACGGAATAACCCTTCCCGGATCGTTTGAATTTTCTTCAACAATTGGAGTTGGGGTTTCAGTTGGAGGTGTTGGTGGAGAAGTTGTTACTGGAGTCCCATCGCTTGTTGAGATCGGATTTCCTGAACTATCTCTAACGACGTTTTGGTCATCAACAGAACTTTCGCTGAATATCAACTCTTCACCAACAGCATCCTTCACCTCTTTAACTGGGTTTCCATGAATTGAACCAATAACTACTGGGTATTGATTATCGTTGTCCAAAAATTCAACAGCAACCCATGCTCCCTGAACAATTCCAGTTGGCGATATTCCAATACCAGATACACTACCCGATTGAATAGGACACAGACACATTGCCCACGGCAAACTTGAGATTGGGACAAGACTTGTATCGTCTGTGTGAATGCCGAAAATTCGGACACGAACTCGACCTGCTTTTAGTGGGTCGTTAATATCTTCAATTACACCAAATTTCATTTTTAACCAATCGTGCAGTGATGAACTCGGAATGTTCCCTTGGGGGTTACCATCCGTTCTTCTTTACTTGGATCAATATTTATGACAATGTTTCGAGGAAGAATGATTTCCCTTTCTCCTTCATGGTCATCGCCGCGAACGTATGCACATGGATGTCCCTTTGGAACATGGATTTTCATGATGTCACCATGTTCTGGATGCTTTGATGCAAAATCATTGGCTGCTCTAATCGACAAACTTGTTGACGTAAATGCGGGATGATGAACGCTATTAGAAGCCTCTAAGACAGCCGCATGTTCCTTAGACGTGCCTGACCATACAACCATGTCCATCGGTGCCTTGTGGCTCGATATAACGTCATCCAGAGGCATCCTATCGACCTTCTTTCCGTCAATAAGGTCTTTATTGATTGACGAATCCTTGACATACGCATGAATGACTTTTTGTTCCTTACTCGTATAGTCTGGAAACTTTGAATCAACAGCATCAATTGCCTTGCGAAGTCCAATCTGAAACGCTTTCCTTGCCGAAGACTGAACTTGATCTGCTCTGTCTGGATGAACACGAGAAATTCGACCATCGGGCATGGCAACTGCATACATCTCTGGGTCGGTTGGATGATTTATTAGAGTGTCACCAACAAAATCTTTTGGTGATGGAGCATGCTCCTTTGGGCCAAGATAGTTAAAGTATTGTGGAGTCTCAAACGACTCATTGACATCACCAACCCTGTCAATATCAGAAAAGCTCTTTGGAATCGAAGGATGGATTCTCATTTTGAAATTAAACTTTCTTTGTTTAGTTTAAGCGACATACTATGTCTTTCTCTGTCAAACGTATGATGTATCCCAGTAACCAAATATCGACCACTGAAAACTCGATCAGCAGTTGATAAAAACGTCGTATCGACTGACTCTCCATCGGGAATATGTCCAGAGAACATTACGAACTCAACAACTTGTCCCGTCAAGATTCCCATTCTTCCGGGAACGTCTATTTGGATAGTTTGTGACTGAATACTTGAAATTTCAGTCAGACGTTTTCTAAACCAAACATCTGAACTATCATCAACCATGCCATTAAAACTTGAACTTGGAGTGACCTTTGTTCTAAAAACAGAATTGAGTTTGCGAACAGCGTTGTTTGTTCCAAGAGGAGATTTGTTTAACCTATTGTATTCTTTAAATGAATCAGTGAAGTCATATAAGTCGTACAGATACTCTTTCTTGAATGGATCAACTCTTAGAGTCCGAGCACCAAGAGCACCAGAACTAACTCGATTGATGTAGTCAAACGTATCATCTACCCACATATTTTCAACAATCGACTGTCGGTTATCGAATGAGGTGTCTCCAAGTATGTTTGACACTTCAGACACATTTCTTGTCTTTGGGTTGATTGTAAAAAAGTAAGTTGCTGATGCTGGCTTATCGACCAAGTTGTCAATTGCATCAAAAACAAAATAGTCCATGTTTTCAAAAAATACAAATGACGGAGAACGCTGCTTCTTTGAAATGGCCCTCTCCATGATGTACCTAATGTTTTGACTTGGTGACCAATAGTTTGAGATGTATGAAATGTTACCAACAGACTCTCCGAGAACAAGAGTCTTTTCTGTCATGAGTGAACCAGTTTTGCTTAAAATGGATTTTACCAAGTCACTTGGGTTTCCAGAAAAAGATTTAGGTATCTTTATATTCATGTCAGCAAGACACTCAAGAGACAAGCACTTTAGAGTATAGACAAATCCTCGGTCAGAGATTTGCTCTCTATCTGAGAGTTTATACAAAAAGCACGTATACGTATTCAGTCCACCGACGTTAGCCTGATCTCTTAGGTCTATCGTGATAAGTTCTTCTCCAATGATTGGAAGTTTGTCGATCAGTCCGATATTGTCCATGATGGAAATATCAAGAGACATGAAAGGAGACGAGATGCTTTCATATACATCAATTTTCACCATAAGGTCAGTTATGTCTACCGGAGACTCACTGCTGAAACTATGGAGATGGATGTAATTTAAAAGATACCCACCAATTTGTGTTGTTTTTTCGGTACTCATGTAGAAATTGTGTTAATGTAGTTTCCAACAAATTCAGACAGAACTTCTTGTTTTAAAATCTTGATGTTTCTCTTTTTTTCATTCTCTGAAATTTCATACTCAAGATTCGTGACTATAATCTTTTCGGTATTGAATTCATCTGTCGGTCTACCATATAGAGGTTCGATGTAGTGATGAACGCCAAGAATATCGGTATATTTTTTCTGACAGTATTTTCTAAGAATCTTATCAGACTTTGGAAAATCTTCATATGGGTCAAATTTTTCATTCAGAAGCATTATAACCCAATGATATGCAGTTGTCCCATAAAATTTATACGAAATCATCTCTGGGGTTTCATTGTCTGCAATCCGATAGTCCGTGAAAAACATTGGTTCATTTTTTAACTTTGGGTCAAGTCTCACCACTCTAATTATGTCCTGAACAGCAACGCTCTCTGTCTTCGATATTTTGTACGGTATGACTGGAAAATTCTTAAAAAGCATCAGAAGCCCTTCCTGACTCTATCTTGAGTCAATGTCTCGATTTCTTTGAACCGAAGAGACATATTGGTAATGATTGGTTCACCATTCTCCAAAGACTGAAAAGTTCCTTGTGAGCCATAATTTACACTGATTGACTCAAGAACACAACTTGAAATTTTGTTCAATGATGTGTTCTCTTTTTCTGCTCCGGTAGAATCAATAAACCCATACTGAATGTCAAATTCTGCTGGGTACAAATACAAAAACTGACCGTATCCCTTCAGAACCTCGGGATGAGAGTATAACTTGAATGCATATATGATGTCTTTCACCATCAGTGCCTCAACGCTGTCATTTGGTGCAAACTGAAACTCAAACTGAAAAGACCTATTGCCCATTGATTTAAACAACAAGTCTTTCTTTGGGTTATATGCCGTTCTTGATAGAGTTGAGACTGTGTTATTGCTTGATGCAGCCAAAATTCTACCAAGGTTCTTTGTAACAGCCATTGGAGAATCCATTGCTTGTTGAACTGCTCCAGCTAAGTCAGAGTTTGCCAATCGAGCCAACTTGTCTTCTGATATATCATAATTGGCATAGTGACTCGTTGAAATTGATGCTGGCGCATATAGAGTTATGGACGACTCCAATCTCTTTAGTTTTTTTGACAGCTTCAAAGTTTCTGTTATCGTATTCCCAAACGCAGCAGTACCTGCTGCTCCAACTGCTCCACCAACTCCGGCAGCAACTGCCTGATATTTTCCAGCAAACAGGTGCTTTGCTGCAGCCGCTGCTGTCATACCACCCAATACAATGCTTGCTGCCTTTGCGTTCGCATTTACTGTTTCAACTGACCCAGTGTTAGTTCGGTTCTGATCCTGATAGTCTACCGGCCTATCCGTAAAAGACACATTTTTTTGAGTAATCAATGATGATTCTTCATCTAAATTTATAAAAAATCGAACAAAATGGTTGTTCAATGGTTTTATTGGATACTTTAGAGAAGAATTTATTCTTCGATCTTGGTCAGTAACAGTTGAAGCCGCTTCAACTGTTGGTTCTTTTGGCGTATTGTCAGCAATTGTGTTTATTACCGTAACGGCATTAACAACACCATCATCACCTGGAGCAGATTCAAACCCAGCAACATTCCCATTTGAATCAAAAATTACATTGTTTGCCATAAATTCTTCCTTTTCTTGACTACTTATCTAAGTAGCTGATGACAAAATACCGCCAAGGCATATTCAAGCCAAAGAACACATCAAAATACAAAGGTGACCCAACAAACATCGTTTATCGGTCATCATGGGAAAGGATTGTCTTTTCGTATCTCGATCAACATTCAAACTGTATTGGTTGGTCGTCCGAAGAAACTATCATTCCGTATCGCTCTCCCGTTGATGGAAAAATTCACCGATACTTCGTTGATATAAAAGCAACATTCAAGACAAACAATACCGCAAAAACTTTTCTGATTGAGATCAAGCCGTTTGCACAAACACAACCACCAACCAGTAAGAACAAAAGAGTTCTATTGGAAGCAACAGCAACTTATGCTGTCAATCAAGCCAAATGGGATGCAGCAAGGAAACTTTGTAAAGAGTCTGGATATGAATTCATGATTCTGACAGAGTATGAGATAGGTCTCAAAAAGCGTTAAAACGGCCTACAAGGCCATCAAAACGATTTGGTAAGGGGTCAGGTAGTACAACCAACTATAACGTCTTATAGAGCCTTTAAAAATTATTTTGAGCGAGGGCTTGACAAGGAAGTCGTGATGTGATACACTCAACCTTATGTGGAAGATTGTACAATAATATATTCAAAAATTAGTGTACGGGCCGTAGGCCCATAAATCCCTATGGGGGATTTATATAAGAATATAATTATATACTAATTTTAGAATCCTTAGAGGATTCTAGGCCTACGGCCATTGTTTAATTATTCAAAAATTAGTGTACATTTATACAATCTTCCACATAAGGTTGAGTGTATCACGAAACTCATTCGTTGTCAATACCTCCGCGCAAAATAATTTTGCTTGACATGCTCTGAAAGCTGTGTCACACTACGAAAATGAACATACAAGAATCATATAACTTAAAAGTTTTGCTTGAAACTTTAGACAAGCCATACTCACTCACAGACATAACAGATAAGAACGACCACATAGTTCAACATCTACGGTCAGTTGATGGAGCAACGGACATCAAACTTCAGGCAGTTGATGTTCACCCAGAACAAACATTCATATCCTACTTGAAAGATGGAGCATATGAAATTCACCATCACGTTTCAAGAGATGCTGGTCAATTCAATGGAAAGAACATTTCAAAAACAACGCCATCTAAATTTGTCTCAACGGTTTTTGATTTCGTTAAAAGTAAAGTTGATGATGGACATCCTGTCAGAATCATTTCTGCTGATTCGCATTTTAACGTATATCATCGGCTATCAAAAATAATTTCCAACAAACATGGATTTTCGGTAACTGACGGAACAAAAGATTCTGATGGAAACAACGTCTTTACTATCTCAAAAGAGAAATTTAGTTATGGAACATAATCAATTTTTGAATCAAGTCTTTTTGGCATCTCTTTCTATCAGATATGAGACTACCAAGATTGAACATGAGATTTCAGACAAACATGTCGAAGATGGCTTCAGTGAAGTCAATGTTTTTGAATGTAAGGATACGTCATATCAAATTTTTGTTGGTAAGCGCGGATATTTCAATGAATTTTTTGTTGTTCAAGATGGCGCAGAGGTAAACACATTGAATGACCCAAAACTGGTTGCAACTGTTATTGAAATCGTTCTCACTCAAGGCCCAATGCGGGTTGTTGATACAATGGAGAACTCCATCACATGGAAGCATCTGTTCAACATCATTGCAACAGTAAAGCCGATCCACGTTGGATATACTGAGTGCTATGGGAATGGGTTCCATGTCTTTGTTGTTCAAAAACGACACCCATCACTTATTCCACTGAAAATCAACAAACCTCTAAAAATTGTGCTATAATTCAAACCTCTTTACTTGAGGAATAACCAATTTGAGCTACACGTTTCTGACAAATCATATCAAATTTCCATAAAATGCCAACAATCCTTAAAGCTTATAAGTACCGAGTCTATCCGACTCAAGTACAAGCTGAGTTCCTTGATAGGAACTTTGGAGCAGTGCGTTTTCTATGGAATCAATTTGTTTCATCGTTTAATAGCTATAACGTCGGTCCAGTCATACCGGAGAACGAGAAAATCCTGAAAGATAGGAATCTCTGGATGCATGACGTTATCTCGTATGCTCTCCAGCAAAAGAGGATGGACTGGTTTGAATTCAAGAAACAGTTCTTCAATAAGAAACGAAAAGTCAAGTTAGGTAGACCGTCATACAAGAAACGCAATGTTTCTAATGATTCTTTCCGGTTACCCGGAGCATGCATCGGATTCAATGCTGGAGTGAATTTCGCCAAAGGAACAATAAAGCTTCCTAAAATGACTCCGTTGAAAGTCGTTTATGATCGACGTTTCTCGGGTCAACTTCGTTCAGTAACACTTTCAAAGAACAAATGCAATCAATATTTCGTTTCAATACTCGTTGAAACTGAAACTGAAACTGAAACTGAAACTGAAGTAAAACAAAATACTGGTCGCTCAATCGGTATTGATCTTGGTCTAAAGCATCTTTGTATCCTTTCAAACGGCATGAAGATTGATAATCCAAGATGGTTTCGTAAAACTCAAACGAAACTCAAAAGAGCGCAGCAGCATCTTTCAAGGAAGACTAAAGGGTCTAACCGTAGAGAAAAACAACGATTGAAAGTAGCAAAGCTACATCAAAAAGTTGCAAATCAACGAAAAGACTTTCAGCATAACTTTTCGACATGGTTAGTAAACAACTATGATACAATCATTACTGAGGACTTAAACGTCAAAGGTATGGTCAAAAATCGTAAGTTGGCTAAGTCGATTAGTGATGCAAGTTGGTCAAGCATGGTCTCTATGATTTCTTATAAGTCAAACTGGTACGGTAGGTCATTTCATAAGATTGATCGTTGGTGTCCATCAAGTAAGACTTGTTCTCATTGCGGTCATAAAGAAAACAACATGGGATTGCAAATTCGTGACTGGAAATGCCCAAGTTGTGGAACTGAACATGATCGTGACTTAAATGCTGCTTTAAACATACTCCATAAAGGTCTTGACGATCTTTATGGGGTTTCATCGGAAGAATTATCCGATTACAGACGTGGAGAAGGATTAAGACCCGAGGCGCTTGCGCCGAAGGCACCTTCATTGAACCGTCTAGTCAGTTTTATCGAATTTGATAGAACGACGTAATTATTCAGACCAACCTATTCGGTTGCGAGTATAACCACTTGTAATTGACGTGAAATGACAATTTTAATTGCACATCACCCCGAGACAGATGATTTGGCTTTGTTTGAAAGTGATGGTGAGTTCTGGATTGGAGTCTATGACAAGTTTTTGACTCACCAAAATCCAGAACCATCATACACATGGATTTCAAATGCAACCAGTAAGGCTGATGGAATCCGAAAACTGTTTCAGTTGGACAAGAACACATGTTGATTTTGTCTGTTATTGCTATTTGGTTTATTGCCTCTGGGGTATGGTTCTATCAAAACAGAGGCAATAACTCCAGAAAAGACAAAAAGACTGATTGGATTTTCATCCCGCCAATTCTTTTAGTTGCCTTTGTTATTTCTCTGTTTAAGTTTCCGCAATGAAGACTTCTGAACTACCAAAGGTCGGTCATGCCGGTTGGGCAAGATTTAAAGTCATGGGAGAGGGTGTGGTTATTGGGCAGAAACACTACTTCCGAGCCACTTTCTTTGGAATAATGGATCATTTCGTTGATTCAAACCACACAGTTTCGACAGAGATCGAATCCAATGAGAATTTCTGACCTTCCAAAGATTCACGAACATCATAGTATACTGCTGTTGTTCATTCAATGGTGGTGGCCTTATCCGTTACCACCGGGAGAGTGTGCTGTGACGAAAGCAGGTATCAATGAGTCAACTGTGAACTTGGTGAAAATCAATGAAGACATCTGATCTACCATTAATATCGCCGTATGACGGAATACAGGCATTTCCTACTTCTTGTCAATGGGTAGTTGTTTTCCCAATTGATTGGAAGAAAGTGAATACAATTTTCCATTCACTTCACAGTCTTCAAAAACCATTCTACCAATTTGTACCACTTGGACGTTATGCAGACCTCTGAATTACCTCGACGGAAAGCCGGTTTTGATTGGGGATTTGACACACCTCACATGAAGGTTATGTTGACCATCCAAATCGAATACATCTTTGAATTACACGATATGCAAAACAACATCAGGTTAACCCTGAGACAAATCAAATGCGAGTGAATGATCTACCAAGAATCGGTAGTCGATGGATCAAACCGTTTCAATTGGTTTTTCGTGTTGGTAGACCAACAGCGACAGTCTACTTCATGCGAGAATGTAGCAAAATGTATGCTGTAATCCATGAATCTCTAAAGAACGTCAAATATGAAAGTTAAAATCTCAAACTACACCACTTGGTATGGCCCATACCAGATAGCAGGAATACTATTGTTCTGGATGGACAAAGAAGATGACCGGGTTCACAAGTTTGGTGAATGGCTATCCGAGACATTTCTCAATGACTTCTGTGAGTGGGTGCATTCTAAGAAGAAGCGAAAGATTGATGTTCAGATTGATAACTTCGATACGTGGAACATGGATCATACTCTGGCGCATATCATCCTTCCGATGCTGAAGACAATCAAGGAGCAGAAGCAGGATAGTCCATATACCGATGATAGTGATACACCAATCTGGCTCCACTCTACTCTACTCCCTGCAGAGGACGACTATCACACCGATGGACATTTCCATGCGCGGTGGGTATGGATTCTCGATGAGATGATCTGGACATTTGAACAGATTGTTTGTGACGATGAAGAAACGGAGATGATTCTGGCGGGTGATTGGAATAAACGAGACCTCCATGAGAAACGAATCTCCAATGGTCTGAGGTTGTTTGGAAAATACTACCGGAGTTTGTGGACTTAATTGACTACAGTTGATTTTCTGTGATACAATAGAACCATCAACAGGAACTACATCATGAAAATCCACAAGACTGTAGTCACGATTACCGTCAAAAACTCCATTGACGATACGTATCGTCTCGAAGAAGGCAACATTGAAGTGTGGTATGATCGTTCTGCTGGCGTCTGGATTGCTGCTGTGTTCAATTCCATCGGTGACCAGATTGGAGATGCAGAGTTTGCTGGGTCAAGGATACGGGCGTTCAACTCAATTGCCCGTTATCGTGACGACATCCGAGTCATCTGAAAGGAACATACATAATGAACAAAACAATCAAAGTTAAAGTTAAGCATCAAGGTGATGCCGTTGTTGGCGAAGAAGGATACATGGCTATCCGTGGCGAAAACGTCGTTGCTTTCTATTTGGATGGATGGGGTAAAACTGGTCGTGCATACTGCGAAGCATCTTCTTGTTCGTTGATGATCAACGGTATACAAAAAATGTATCCATCAATGCTGATCTCTGATGGCGATGATGAATCTGCTTGGTCTGAAATCTACTTCCCTGAATTTGAAGGATGGGACGTTCATTCTGTCAATGGTGGCAAGACCATGAGTGTTTGCTTGATTAAACCTGAATCTTTCAAGGAGTAAATTTTGGCAGCAATTGAAAAAATTTGTGAATTCTTAGGTGAGTATGCATCCACAGAGATGTACCGATACAAGCGCAATCATATCCAAGTGATGCCGAAGTTCCGCAAAGAATTCCGGGGCAAAGATCATGTGTTGCACATCTTCAAACCTGAAGTTCGGATTGAAACAAAAGGTAAGTCGATCATCTGGATTATGGGTGAAAATTACTTCCATCCGTATGACGAAAATGACTATCAAACATATCAGGCATACGTTCAGGGAGAGCTTGCCCACTGGCGAGGTAAACTTGTCAATGAATATGAGTTTGCATTGGAAGTTCCTGATCTTCCCGGCGAAGTTGGGGGCATCTACATGAACGAGACTTACAACTTACGACAAACTATCAAGCGGCTGAAACGCATGTTGCGTTGCCGTGAAGTCATCATCAAGAAACACAACTGCTCTTACTGGGAATGGAGACAATCTAAATGAGTGGCGGTCACTTTGACTACAATCAGTATCAGATTCAAGACATCATTGAGAAGCTTGAATCCCATTTGAATGGGACTGAACCGTTCTATGAAGATTACAGTCAAGAAACTCTGGATGAGTTCAATAAAGGCTTGGATATTCTCAAGAAAGCCTATGTTTATAGCCAGAGGATTGACTGGTTGTTGAGTGCCGATGACGGGGAATCAACTTTTCACCGGCGACTAAATGAAGAATTAGATGCACTTGAGTGATTTGCCATCAACAAAATCTGATGGAAGCACAACCTGCTTCCGTGTGGTGTTTCTTCCATCTACAATTGCAAAAAGACCAAGCGATTATCAAGTGAAATCTGTCTGGACGTCATTGACTCACAAGTATTTCCACTTGAGCGAACCAATTTTGAATTCTGTTGGAAAAGTTTTGACTACAGTTCAGCTTCTGTGATACAATAGAACCATCGAAACAAACCACAAGGAACCTTTATCATGATTAAAGAATTCAACGGCAAGAAATACATTTTCATTTCGCATGACATTAAAGTCTCTTATGCGTGTCCTAAATGTGTAGCATGGAATAAAACTGATCTCTGCAACGCCCTCAGTGATGATTGCGATGACGGCTACTTTTCTGAAGCCGATGACCGAACACCAGAAGTCACGGACAACCAAGAACAAATGACTCTCCGCGATCAGTTTGCAATGGCTACAATCAACGGTCTGGTTGCAAGTAAAACTTATTCAACAGAGCATGGTGCGGAATTTGCAGCCAGAACAGCATATGCATTTGCTGATGCGATGATGAAAGAACGTGCAAAATGATTCCAATCTGTAATCTCTGGGTCAATCCAGAAACCCACAACTATGAAGTTGACCGTTGCGATCATCCAATATCGGAGTTGATTCCTGTTGTAAAGCAACAGGCTCCGCTAACCCATGATCAGATTGAAGCCATTGGGAAACTGATTCTTGATCACGGGTTTCACGAATGGGAAGGACTGCAACCTTGGGTATATACCTTCGTCAAAGCAGTTGAAACTGCACACGGAATTACAAAATGACCGTTTTCAAGTATTTTTCAGTGCGTCGAAATAGAACCAATTGCATCATCCGATGGACTCGTTTTAACTTGGCTGAATTTGACAACATTGATGCTGGATACTGTCTCGATAATGAAGCAGTTTGTTTTGCAGGGGAGATGAAATGACAACATGGGTTCTTTTCTTCTGGTTCACTTCTGGCTCTCAGATGGAGACTGGAACAATCCAGAATCTAAAATCGCTTGATGAATGCAATAGAGTTGCAATTGTCATCAATGATACGATGCCAAGACATCCTCGTGTTCCCTGTCATCGTTGCATTGAGGTCTATACGAAATGACAAACTTCGACCACATTTACAT